CACCAGAGTTTAGCCACCCAGTTGATTGAATACCTGTTCTATGCATCAAACGAAGTACAGGGTCAATATTAGACTCAAAAACTTTGAATCTTTCAGTACCATAGGAGAATTGAATCGGGTTCTTCAACATATAATCAACGCGACGCCGGCTCGCTAGATTTTTGAAATCCAATTTCATGTAGGAAAATTCCTTATTATTTTGAAAACCCCAAACATCCTTAGACCTCATGATGGAATATGAAACTAGACAGTTGGGACTCTTTTTGTCCAGAACTCGGTAGATTTCTTGGACTTTTTGTTGTGTGACATGTTCAGGAAGCTTGACGAAGAAGTATGGTGTAAACGCAGTTGTTACACAAATAGATTTGCCATTCTCAGTCTTACCAAATATACTCACTAAATGCTCCTCATCCGTGTCAACTGTTTCCCATGTGAGTGCTTGAAATTCAACACCCATTCCGATATGTATACATCGAGCTAAAATTTTAATATCGTTTACTAATAAATGTCAGCTGCTTTAATTGACCTCGTGTCGGTGGGTGTCCAGGACGTCTACATCACTGGTCAGCCCGAGGTGTCGTTTTTTAGACAAAATTACAAGAGGTATACCAACTTCGCAATCAAGCCAGAGAGGCTCGACTACATCGGTACCTTCGGTAGCGGTAATGAGGTTACCATTCCCATCAAGACCAAGGGTGATCTCTTGAGTTATGTGTGGATTGAGGCTGAGAACATCGGTGGCGTCGGTAACGCCAATACCGGTTTCTTCGACAAGGATGATTCCACCACCACTGAGTTCCAGCTTTGGGTTGGTGGCCAAAAGGTTTCCCAGATTGATTCCCTCTACATCCAGGGTGTTCATAACCTTCTGTACAAGGATACTCAAGCCAAGGCTTCTTGCGCTCTCACCCTCGACGAGTGCCCCCAGAATGCCCTCGGTTCTTCCACTTCCGCGAACCACTACGTTCTCCCCTTTTTCTTCTCGGATGACTGGACTAAGTCTCTCCCACTAGTCGGATTACAATATCACGATGTGGAGATCAGGGTGAAGTGCAGGAATGGTACGTTTGCCCCCAGCAACGTCAAGGTATTTGGTACGTATGTGTACCTTGATACCCCCGAACGTGATTTCTTCGCCAACAATGAGCACGAAATTCTCTTCACCCAAACTCAACACCAACTCATGAGTGCCGCGGATACCGAGGTTGATCTTACCTACTTCAACCACCCAGTCAAGGCTGTCCACGTTGTTTCTTCGGAGGCTGACACCAACAAGTGGTCTACTAACTGGACTTTCGATACCGCCACTCTCTACATTAACGGTACACCTCTCTTTGAGAATATGTCCGCCGCCTTCCACCACAACGTTGTCCCAGAGATGCACTGCTCCGTCCTCCCCCAAGATGCTCTCAGCACTGTATCCACCTTCACTTGGCCTTTCTGCATCACTATGAACAAGTCCCAGCCAACTGGAACCCTAAATTTCAGCCGAATTGATACTGCCAAGTTATCCCTCGCGGGTACTGGCACCAGGAACGGTAACATGGTTCGCGCGTACGCCGTAAATTACAATATTTTACGTGTAAAGAATGGTATGGGCGGTGTCGCTTTCGGAAACTAAAGTGCCTAAGTTAAAGTTTCAATAGTAAAATTTAAGTAAAATGGTAAAATCTTCCTCACGACCCCGTAAGGCTTCCAAGTTCACGATAGATCTTGGACCTGAAATTGACAAGGTCGTTAAGAAAAAACTCCAGACACGTGATGTAAAAATTAGAAAACAGAAAGTCATTATTTTGGGTCTCAAAAAGGAACGCGATGAACTCAGGACTCGTAGCAGTGAGGTGAATGATTTGAAGATGAAGAAGCAAAAATTGTATGTCTCAAATCTTCAAGTCATGGTAACTGACCTCACGAACAAGTTGAAGGAGGCGGAAAAGAAGGTCATTGAAGTGGAAAGTATTAAAAGGAAATATGAAGTTACTCGCACCGGTATATCAAATAAGACTGTTGAATATGCCTTTAACAGACTGAGAGAAGGGCATTCTTTGCAAAGGATGAAGCCAAATACACGACTTCTGATTCAACAATCTGGTCGTTGGGAAGAAGCTCGTTTAATTAGCGCTCGTTTCAAGGTTTGTTAGACCCAAGGAGCGAAACGTTTCTTCCGTGGTGGCTTCTTCTTACCCAACTTATAGAGTTTACGAAGTACGTATATATAGAAAACGCCTAGAGGAGCTAGTTTCATTTAATATAACGACGATTTTTTAATAACCTTTCTAAGCGTTCCTTCTCTCTTCTCATAAAAATTGAAAGTTCCACTAGATCTCCTTCTAATTTAACTTTACCCGCCTGTCTCACCCAAACTGTCTGTTCTACACGAACCATATCAACACAAGACATCTTAGTATCTGGTGCATTACTATGATGTATGGCAAGTACAGTAGCATCTTTACGAGTCTCCTTTGGTAATGGATTACTTTCATTGCATATGACTACATGAGCACCAGAGTATCCAGATACATGCATCCACCAGTATTTCGGTGCACTTGATATTGTAAGTCTGTCATTCTCTTTCGCATTTTCACCCACCCGTATGATGGTACCATCGAATGAAGTGTATTCAATCATAACTGATTATAAGTACATATTTTTATATATCATTTTTACAAATATCGAATTTGATATTCGCCAATTTTGATTCTGGTAGTTTATATTGCTCGAATACTAAACTGATACGTTTACCTTTACCATCTTTGCAATGTATAGGTTCTACGTGATGCATCATATCTCCACGAAATGTGAGTTTTCTCCCCAATTTAGGTTTATACATTCCTATCACACTATCATCTACACTGCCATATTCAGCTAGACATAATTTACCACCTTTATAGGATTCTGGTAATTGTATATATATGACAGTGACACATACAGGTAAATAACTTTGTCCAAACAGAGTCTTGGCTTGATCATCTAATGACATATCGTAATGATACGGTATTGATCTTTCAGTTTCTTTTGTCGAATGTTCTATAATCACGGGATTGAATATATAAGCGTTTGTACCAGGTTCTTGAATTTGTTTAAACACTTCATGTATAGGTTTGAAAGTGTCTAAAATTTGTTTTTCGTGTCGTGAAGAAAACGTCACTACAAACCCCTTTGTTTTTCCAAATCCATTTAATGTAGATCTACCAACGAACTTATGTTTTGATATATAGTTTGCCAACTCTTTACATCGTTTAGATGTGTAAAAATCATCTTGTGTTTGAATTTTTGGGTATCCCGCAGTATGAGTCCGCTTAGTGGAAATATATATAGAAATGTCATATATGTTGTTATTTATGATATAGTACAATATAAACGTAATTAATATGATTGTCAAGATGTACATGTGTTATATGGACATAAATTTATTATTGGTATAAAACATAATGCACGTCGTATTACAACCAAGTCCTACCATCACACACAAATATAGAGTAACCTTACCAAATAAACGAAGTATTGATTTTGGTGAGAAGGGTTTTCAACATTATCCAGATCATGGTAATCCAAGACTTATGCGTGCACAACTTCTTAGGAAAGGTGCTATCGTTCCTAAGGAGCTGCGAATAGAGACAAATCCGTATGAGATACAGAAAGAAATGTTGAAAATTAGGGAAAGTTCTAAAGAAGATTGGGAAGATTTCTTCCGGGCCGAATATTGGGAAAGGTGGATATTGTGGTCTTACCCGAGTGTCAATAAAGCCAAATTGTCTATGGTTATGAGTCACGGCATACTTTTTATGCCTAGAGCTGAAGATTTATGGTTCTGTAAAGGTGACTTTACTGACCAGTAGATCCGAAGCCTCCATCACCTCTGAGTGTCTCGTCAAGAAGACCAATTTCCTTGATCATGGGTGTATCACACCTTTCCAAAATAAGTTGAGCGATACGATCACCCTTCTTGATTTCAAAGTCTTCCGTACCATGATTGAATAGGACGACCTTGACTTCACCGGTATAATCGGGGTCAATAACACCCGCACCAACATTAATACAGTGCTTCACAGCTAGACCAGAACGGGGAGCTACACGCCCGTATAGACCATCCGGGATGGACAAAGCAATACCGGTGCCGACTAAAGCTCGTCCCGCCTGACACGGTACAGTCGCAGCTTCGGAGCTATATAAATCATATCCCACAGCACCATCAGAACCACGAGTAGGCAAACAAGCATCGTAACAGAGCTTTTTGACCCCGAGAGGCATCTACTCACTTATAAACTCAAATCCTTAAGCTTTTACATACTTCTTCTTTTCGTCATCCGTGAGAGCCCTCCACAACTCACCCAACTTCGCACCAATCTCAGTGAAAGTTAGATCTGGGTAATCCTTTACCACGGTGGGTCGCATTTTCTTAACAAAATTCATGTAGGCATTAGGCTTACGCTTGGGTTTCTCTTTCTCCTTCTCTTTGGCACCACCACGGAGACGGAGAACAAGGTGAAGTGTAGACTCTTTTTGGATGTTATAATCAGCTAGAGTGCGTCCATCCTCCAACTGCTTACCCGCGAAGATAAGTCGCTGCTGATCGGGGGGGATACCCTCCTTATCTTGAATCTTAGCCTTGATGTTATCAATTGTATCGGAAGACTCAACCTCTAAGGTAATTGTCTTTCCAGTGAGTGTTTTCACGAATATCTGCATACTATTATTAAGTTAGATTTAAATCTTTAATCAATCTTCATGATTTTCTTGATCCAATGAAATATCCGTAAAGTCCTACATGTAACACACCTAGATATTTGATTTTCAAATTTATGAAATTCGTTCATCTTATCTTAAACATGTCAATTACTTTTAATCCTTTTACGATGTGGTTTTGAAAATGTCATGGCACATATACCGTAACTAAATACAGTTATAAACATCTGTGAACCCACCATATGAATTCTAACGAGTAGACTTTCTTCACGAAAGAATTGAACGACAAATAATAAAACTAGAGTTTCGTAAAATACCCGTATAACCAAATTGGAGATACGATAGAGAAGATCAAAAAATACAGAATTTTTAAATAGACGGCGTAGAATCAAAATAGACGTGTCAATTTCAATAAGTCCACCTAGGGCTGTTAATTGAGTAGCTTCAGGATTATATAGTGGATACAGTAACATAGACGCAGCAATAATGTGATGTAACATCACAAAACCAGATAGATGAGTTGCTTGTGGTAAACAGTATAACCAAACCGTGTCATAAAATAGGTGATAAAAAAGAGCAGTCGTCAGAAACATAGGATCAATGACATATCCAAAAAATACTTCAGCTACACACAAAATAGAAAATGGGATTAAAAAAAGAGCAGAAGCCACATCATGAATAAAAACTATAGATTTGTCGTTATTCATGCTATGAGATATACATGTATTCTTTTTAATATAGATGCACTCAAAGGGTTTCGAACCCCTGGCCTCAAGCTTACTAAGCTTGCGCTCTACCACTGAGCTATGAGTGCTGGCAGACTTGCCGGGAATCGAACCCGGAATACCAGATTAGAAGTCTGGAGTGATATCCGTTTCACTACAAGCCCATAGATGCTGAGAGCGGGGTTCGAACCCGCGCGTGCATAGCACAGACGATCTTAAGTCGTCCTCCTTAGACCACTCGGACATCTCAGCAACTTACCTTTTCCCCACCCCATTCTATTAACCCATCAAATCTTTAAGCATTTGGGGGGTGGTTCAAATGCTATATTTTCCTCAAGTTCTTTACGTTGTTTCATCTTCTTGATATCTGCACCTTGGCAATCATGCTTTGTTAAATTGAGACAACTCGGACAAAAGCTACCACCACAATATTTACAATCAATGGGGACACCACATTTCTTTTTACAAAGTTGACAAGGCATTTATTAAATTTAACTGAGATAAAGATTTTAACTATATTTAATCAAGAAATGTCTCTCACTTGGGCTTTCAGTAAACCGATTCACACCGAATATGCTCACCTAAAAAAAACCCTAAAAAACTCTACAGCTGGTTATGGTTCTGCTTTGAGTGCTTCTTACTTCATCACACAAGGTGCAGATCAAGGTGTATCCGCGATGCTGGGTGCAGTAACATCTTATGCGTATGTGAGTCTTCTCTCTGATCGGGTAGATAAACTTGAAAATTCAACAATTCAGAAGGAGTTCTTTGCACCTCTAGGTGCCGCTGCTTTTGAAGTGTCGTGGAATAACGCGCCATTCGCATTTGATTTTGATTATGGTGCCACATTTGTTGGTTTCCTTGCGTACAAATTCGCACTTTCAACGGTATTGTACCAAATTGTGAGAGAAATGATGATTGGGGATAGTGCAAGTTTCTATGACACCGAGGAAAAGGTTTACAACGATCTTACCGTAGACGAGCCATTTCACGAGCCATACGAACGACACGACGGGGAGATTGTTGATTGAGATTGAGTTTATTCACAAATAGAAACTTATTATTAGCACCGAGACCCTTCATAGCCTTAATTCTCTTTCGCGCCTCGTCCTTTGTGAGAGACTTAGCCTTCTTGGAGGGCTTGGGCTTTTCATTCAGTTCCCGGAGTTTCTTGATGTTAGCATTCGTGGTTACCATACCTTTCATGAAATTGGTGACCGCCTTCTTTTTAAGAGCAGCCTTCATAGAGGGTGTAAGTACCTTTTTCTTGGCGACAGCGCGCTTCTTGGCAGCTTGAGGATACAGTTTGGCGAGGGGAATATTATTCTGATTGGCGAGAATTTTCTTCACCTCCTCTCGCGAAACTCGCTCACCTTCCTTAATTTTCTTCTTTAAACGTCCACATAAATCGCTGACAGTCTTCTTATTAGGGGTGGGTATACCATAGTCCTTGGCAACCTGTACCACTTCACTCTTCTTATGAAGACGGCACTTCTTACGACCAAACTTAAGATCACCCACCTTGTCCACATTTAATACATATGAAACCATTCTTTACTAGACACTGAGATTTTTTAGTCAAAGTACAAATTAATCTTTCCACCATAATCACTGTGGGTGTCGAACATGAAACCTAATTTCTTCATTTTCTTTATCCAATCATTTGCCACTGGATGTTTAGTATTCGTGGGAGAGATCCTAGAAAGATTCTTCTGGTTAATCTTCTTTCCATTTTTATGCATGACTGTATTTTTCTCCCCGACATCATACTCCTTTTTAGTCTCAAACTTTGACTCAACGATCTCATTTTCAGCATCTCTCTTGACTTTATAGACGTAACATTCAATCTTACTCTTATCATTACTTAGTGTGTAAAATTTGATAATCTCGTCAACAAGATCCCAACCAACCCCGTAGTATCTGTAGTTCGGAGCGCATATCTGGGTATCTACCCCAATGTGTCGCAATAACTTCTCCACGTGTGAAGTGATATCTGATTCTACGGATCCAATGTTGACACGAGTTAGATTAACTTTGTTGGTCTCTTTATCTATAGAAATACTGAAACTATATGGAGATATGTGTACAGTCTCTCGAAACTCTTTGTAATAGTCATAAACACCTTTTAAATTGGATATGTATTCGCGCTCTATTGTTCCAATCTTTCTATGAAAAGGGTAGACATTACGGGTATAGATATCATAAAACTGCTCCAAATAATTAACACGAGATTGGGAACGGGTGTGATACATAAAAAATAAGGCAAGAAATATTAGAATTAATAATAATAATGTCATTACAATTGCTATGAAAATAAAAACTATAAAACACATCTACGAAGAAGTAAAGAGGTAGTCGTCAATCTTCTTAGCGATGGACTTTCCAACACCTGGGAGATTCATAGCATCTTTACCATTTGTGATCCTATAAGGAAGATTGTAGATGGTATCGGCAGCCTTGGTGTATGCGTTGCGCTTGAAGTTGTCTTCAGCCTTGTCAGCACACTCGTAGATCATTTCAGATAGTCCGGCGTTGTGGGAAACAAAGTAATCCTCGTCGTCAGTCTCGGAGACGAAAGACTCGTCATCATCCGAGTCAGAATCATACTTAGCGAGGTCGAGGGGGTCATTGGATGCAACGGATTCCTCATCAGAAACGTCGGACTCCGTGTAATCAGAATCTTGTTCATCGATGTAGATATCAATCTTGCCAGCGATACCCTTACCAATACCCTTGAGGTTGAGTAGGCTCTCACCACTCTCAACCTCGTAAGGGAGGTTTCCAATGATCTCAGCA